CCGTCATAGTACTTGGCATATCTTGATAGAGCAATGAAGCTCTGGTAGTCTGTTGGTAAGTAATTGCTCATGGTTTTTGTTTTACCTCTATCTTTTTAATCTCTGCATCTAAGTCGTATACAACATCCTGTATAAGCTCCTTAACGGTTTGCTCATACATTTCTTCTGCTATAGGAAGTATGTTGTCTTCTTCATCTATATCTATTGTCATTCTTATGTCAAACTTCATGCTGCCTTTTCCAGTAAGTCAGTAAGATCGGGCTTCTTATAGTTCTTCCCTTTCATAACCTTGCCATCTTCACGCAGGATAGGGTTGCCATTGCTATCTAGCTTAGACATGTTGCTATCGTGTACACGTGTGAATGCTTCACTAAGAACTGCTTCACCGTAATGCTCTAAGCCACTGTCTAACAAACGGCTAACCGTACCTTGTTGCTTAATAACTGTCTCACGTTCAGCATCACCCATAAGCATACCTATGTGATCAGGTGCAGTAAGCGCAAGCCCCGTAGATACATATAGTAGATCACAAAGCTCTTTTAGGTGTGCTACTGTACCATACTTCTCAGCCATTAGCTCAGCCATCTCTTCATCAATAAGCTTAATCCACAAGCGAGGGTCAAGAGATCCATTAAAAGCTTTAATGAAGTCTCCTACTTTCTCGTGTGGCATCTGTGGTTTCATTGCGTCTATGTCATCCTGGCTAATCATTTATGTTTCTCCGTGTAGCGTTGGCGTAGTCTGTTGAGATACCAGATAGCTTTATCAATATCCTCTAAGCCATTCTTGTATTCGTGCCGCCACAGATACTTTAGTACGTTAGCAGCGTGTGGTGCTGTATGTCCTGACATGTTCTCAGTCATAGCTTCAATAGCCTCAATACATTCAATACCAGCTTGGTTGTAGTGTATGGGTTTATTTACTGGGTCTATTATGTCTTCAAGCGAAACCGATGTTAGTTTTGGTTCTTTCTTCATGCGCTACCTTCCGTCTTAGTCCAAGCGTTGAGTGTGTATACGTTACCTTCACGTGTGACTTTTAGCTCTTCTTCTTCCTCTTCGTCAACACCCATTAGACGATTACGATGCTCTTCTACTAAGTCATAAATGTCAGGATGTTCAGATGCTACATCAAGGAAAGCTGACATCATCGTAGCTATATTCATGATATGTGCCATAACCATTTCAGGTACAGGGCTGTCGTTAGATGCTGATAACTCAATAGATACATCACCATTCCAATCTTCTTCGTAGTTCTGTGGACGTATTACGATAGCTATTTCATCTTCACTTAATGTGTAACCCATCATACTTTCCTTTTTGTTTTAACTTCTATTCGCTTAGCTTTAATCTCTTCACCGTCTTCGTTTAACCAATCTTCAGGTATTACACGGTGCGCCCACTTAAAGCCATACTTGTCACACCAATCACAGTACTTAGACTTAGCACCTTTGTACAGCCTTGACTTAGCATTACTAAATACAAATCGTATATCTAGCTCTGGATGTTGACGCTGTACCTCACGGTGTTTACGCCTATCTGCTGAATCAAAGATACCTTTCGTTTCTATGATGATACCGTTGTCAAGCACGAAGTCAGGTGTGTAGGTGCGATACTTTAAGTCTTCCCACTCTACCTTTAGTAATTCGTATCTGACTTTCTTTTGTTTATCTTTAAGCCACGCAGCAACCTCTCTTTCAAGGCCACTGCGATAGCTCTTGGTGTGTCTACGCTGCGTCACTGTTATCCTCAAGGTATTGCGGATCAACAAACACATAGTCTACCATTGGTGGTTCTTTAGCTGTAGACTTAACAGCAGGTAGTGTCTGCAGGTTAGCCCAACACTTATGTTTAAACGAACAGAAGCCACACTCACTACCAAGCTTTAGGTTACCTGTAGCCTTACGATAGTGAGTCTCAGGGATAGCCTCAAAGCAACGCTCAAAGGGTTTGTCTTCATTGATGTGAGACACAGTAGCTTCGATTCGTTCAAGCACTTCACCAGTATCTACACCTGATGCATCTACATACTTAAACTCACCATTGGCTTTGTTCACTACCCACCAACCACCAACGCCTAGCTCTGCTGCAGTAGCGTAACCGACTAGCTGTGGGATATACCCAAAGCCATCACCTTGTGCTAATGCTTCTAGGCTAGCAAACTTGTTCTTGTATGACCAAGGTGATGCAGACTTAACGTCATCCACTTTGCCATCCATAACCATGTCGTACTCGCCATTGATCTTAGTACCATCACTAAGCGTAAGTGTAACGTTATCGTTGTCCTTAAATTCAACATCAGCAGCGCGAAGAAGACCTTTGAAGACAGCCTCTACAATATCCCCAATGATCATGTTCATCAAGAAGTGTGGGGGTAGAGGGGTTTTATCTTCTGGGTTATTCTTATCAAACCACAACTGACAAGTCGGACGCCCAATGTTGGACATCCGTAGTTTAAACTTGTCACGTGGTCCACTGCTGAACTGTTTCTCTAGTGCAGCCTCAACATCCGCAGCTACATGCTTACGGATATCTTCAGCCATGTCTGTCTCACCCTTAGTAGCTCTCGCTAGGTAATCGTAGACAGCTAGTTCAGCAGGGTGATTCATCAGTCTGCCTCTTCTACATTGACAAACGATGCTACGATAGATGCATCATCCTCAGAGATAGTCTCTTTGTTCTTCTCATCCCACTGCTGCAAGATGTAAGAGTTCTGATACTCAATGTAATCCATGAAGTCTTTCAGTGTAGTCTGATCTTCAGGGCTAATGTCTACCTTGTCACCTGCGTTAAGCTTCATAATAGCGTAAGTGTTACCATTCGGTAGATTATCTTCATCTGCAGCTAAGTTAAACGTGTACTGAATAGGTAAGATATTCTTACGTGTCAGAGCAGTTAAAGCCCCATCCAATGACTTAGTGCTTGAAGGTGGAACCTCACACACAAACGGCACTGGATCAGTGATAGCACCTACAGGATTACCTGCTTCGTCAATGCAATCATTAGCAGTTAACATACCAAAGACAATCTTCTTACGCTTGATGCTACGGATTAAGTCCTTTGTTTTCTCAGGTACAGAAGCCCAGTCTTCAATGTAACCAGACGGTCTACCTAAGTTAAACCCACCCATGCTATCCTTCAAGTCACCTTTTAGGTCAGTACTCATGACTGTCTTCATCATCTTCTCTTCTGATGAATCCCACTTACTCCACTGTTGACGTACAGCAAAGATGCGGATGTTAGGGTTGACGCTATAGACTACGTTGTCTTCCCCTTGTGTGATCTTGTATGAACCTGATGGTACTACCTCAGTCTTGACTGACTTGCCATTGACTTCGATGCTACCCATGATGCCGTTGTGGATCAGGTTAACACGTGGTAGTGATACACTCTTTGTTTCACCCCCTGTGTTTGATACACCAATAGCTTCTGCTAAAGACATACCAAGATCGTTTTGGATTGCTAGTTCTGTACTCATACTTATTTCCTTTTTGTAAAGTTAAAAGATGCTTAGTTATACTCTAAACGTCAGCTATGTCAAGCCAATTATCACCTATCTTTGCTTCTAATAACAGAGGCACGTTCATGGTAACACCGTAAGCCTTTTCGACTAAAGAGTTTAGGTCTTCGTTCATATCTGTAATAGTCTGTATCACTGCTTCAATCTCTTCTGGATGTACGTCAATGACCACTGAATCATGCACAGAATTAACTAAGCATGAATGCATGTCCATCAGTCTACGTTCTATCTCACACAGCACAACAGGCACTACATCACCTGTAGCAAACCCCTGCACTGGGTAGTTCTTAATCATTGTGAAGTGTGTCACGCTACCGTTGCTACGTCTTGTCACATCAGGGAAAGCGTACTGTCTGCCACTCACATTAGTAATCTTGTTTAAGCGTATTGCCTCACTCGCTAACTTCTTATGCCATGCTGCTACGCCTTTGTATTTCTCTGTGAAGTGTTCGTAGTATGCAGCTACAGCCTTACTTCTGCCATACCCTGTAGCCCCAAAGAGGGGTGCAAAGGTGTGTGGTTTAGCTTCTTGGCGTGACGTAGGTTCCCCTGCATCAGTGATAACCTTTGCAGTATAACTGTGTACGTCAAACCCTGTAGCTATCTCTTCCATAGCAGTATGATCCTGTGCAAGGAATGCAGCCGCCCTAAATTCAAGCTGAGCAAAGTCTGCCTCACAAATCTTACCGCCAGGCCACCTAGATATAAACACACGCTTTACTGGGAAGGTTCCCCCTCTTGGCATGTTTTGCATGTTGGGGTTGCGTCCAGAGAATCTACCTGTACTGGTGATGTGTTGAGTGAGTCCAACGTGTAGCATTCCTGTGGTTGACTTTCTATAAATATTAATACCGTCAACAAAGCTACTAAGGTAACTAGAAATAGCAGAAAGCCTTTTAACATCAGTAAGGAAGTCCACAGCACTATCCATCCCGTTGTTCTTAGCAGTAGCAATAAGTGTGTCCAGATTGTCTTTACTTGTGCTAAAACCATTAGCTGATACCCACTTTTTACTTGGTGCAGCGAAGCATAGGCCAGCCACTTTGTTTATCTTCTTTAGCTGATAGCCACGTGCATCACAATCCTTACAGTTGTTAGGCTTCTTAAAGAGTGAGCCATCCTTCTTTACTTTGTATGTCTTACCTTTCCCTTTACATGTAGGACAAGTGAAAGCCTTAGTACGAAGTATCGTAGTAGAGTTTGCTGCAACTGCTGACTTAAACTCTTCCTGTGTTTCCACATAGTCAAAGAGCGCTGCCCATTCTTTTTTGTTATCTATTGCAACGGAGAACACAACCTGTGACATCTGTTCAGGTGAGTTAAGATTGATAGGTGTATCACCCATAATCTCCCTGACCTTGCGCTGCAGACGTTCTTCTATCTGTGCTTTCTCAGTCTGAAACTCTTTACGTACTACCTCAAGGGCGTTGTTATCCACACTGAATCCTGACATATACATTCTGGTGAGGGCTTTACAGGTGGCGAAGGTGACTTCTCTGACTGGAAGAAGTGAGGTGGATTCTGGTTGGGCGTAGTCGTGTTCTTGACTGATGAACAACTCACGAGTTGTGAGCAGGTCATGCCTAAGATAAAAGCTAAGCTCATTGAGAGGTATTTCATTTGTGTTATATCCTTCCTTAAAGTAACGCTTGAGCGTGTCATCCTTCTGGAAGTCTAGCTCTCTGCGTTCAGCACAAGCCTCTAAACCTACAGGTATCTTCTGCCCACGTGCAAGCAAGTACTCTGCTAACATCGTGTCATAGATAGGCCCATCATACTTGTAGCCACATTCCCATAACCACATCAAGTCATGTTGTGCATTGTGCATGATAAGCAAGGTAGTCATGTCTAGGATAGATTGTAGCACGGCTCTACCGTTACCGCTGGTATCCTTGTGCTCTACATGGTCTAGCGTAATGATGTTCTCGTTCTTCCAGTTATCTACATCAAGCACACCTACTTGTGTTAAGCTGTTGCCTAACTCGAATGGGTCCATGATAGTCTTGCCATCACGTTTAGTTGTTGTGTTCTCTACATCCAATACATTACGCAAGATACTGACTCCGTTCACCGTCTAACTCACAATGCACTACACCATGCCAGCCACCCTTGAGTTTGTTCTTAGCAATGTTCAGGTGGCGTTGATTACTTTCTTCGTCATCCTGGCCTTCGACTAGCTTATTCTTAGAGATCAATACCATCAGGTCTGCCTCTGCTGCCTTACCTGTCTTACTGCCCTCAAGCATAGACTGATCTACACGTACCATACCTTCAGCTACAGCACTCAACTGTGACATCCATATGATAGCACAACCGTATTGCTTAGCTATGTTACGGGCATGGATAGCCGCTTCCTTGAGGTACACATCTGACTTATCACTGGTCTTGTTAGCAAACTTGTCACCCATGTCTAGTACTACGATGTTAGGCTCATAGGCTTTGACTACTGCCTCTACCCATGACATGTCCTTGCCTGTACTATCCTTAACAAAGATGTTCTTACGTACAGGTTCATAACGTAATGCAGCCTGTGCCATGTTAGCTTTGACTTCTTCCATGCTCATACTGGTAGCAGCACTAAGGTAACGTGCACCTACACGCTCATAGCTTTCTTCATTACACAGGATCATACACTTAGCACCTTGTTGTGCAAAGCCATCTGGTGCAGCGATAGTGCTGGCATGGAAGCTGGTCTTACCTGTGTTAGGCCGTGCACCTACAACAACTAAGTGACCACCACTGATACCCTCAACCTTACGGCGCAGGGATGGTATGTTCCACTTCCATTGTGATTGTATGTCGTTAGCTTCAAGTAAAGTATCAATGTCCATGTCATCCCACTCAATCTTGAGGTTAGGCATGAAGTCATCTTGATAGTCAGACAGTAGCTTACGCATAGGCTCTAAGGTATTCTCTGAACCATTGACATACTGGAAGCCTAGCTTAGCTATCTCTTCTCCTACTAGCTGCTGGAATAACTTAGCTAATACTTCTTGTGCAATGTCCTTTGATAGAGACTGCTCATGTCCTATCTTCTTGAATAGATCCTTGTACATATCTTTGTTGGATGTAGTAAGAACGTTACGTGTAAAGAACAGCGCTTCAAGTTCAGCAGGTGTAATGGTCTTATCGTACTGCTGCATAGCGTAGTCTAAGGTGTTCTTGATCTTACGAACCTCTTTAGTA